ATCCAGTGGTCGCCCTGACGGTGCCAACCCCGGCGATTGACAAACACGTCGGGGCTTGCCTCGTCGTTAGGACGCGACGGCCAGCAACCATGACCTGTACAAATATCGTAGAGCCTTGCAGCCGGTGGGCCGGGCATCAGTCGAATTGCGCGGCGAGGTGCGCCGGACCAGTTAGATCCTCCGCAGGGATGTCGTGCGGGTTGAGGTGAATGAAGTGCGCCGATTGTAGGATGATGTCGCCGTCCTTGAAGAGGATGAACGACCCGTAGTGGTCTTTGATTTGGAAAATATGGTTTTTCCGATCCTGAAAAATATGCATGTCGTCGTCGAAAATCGTTACGCGGCGGTCTTTGTCGCCGACTGTCGGTGGGTTTTTCCCGTCGTAGATTGCGCCGAGCACGAAGCCGGTCTCGTATCCGTTCCCCAGGCAGAGGCAGACGACGTGCTCGCCGGGGTCGAGGTGTATTTCGTCCCGGTTTTTCAAAGAATTGGGGAAGACAAGCTGATACGGGTTGGATACCATGTCGTCTTTGTCGTCGAACACCACCCTAGCAGTACAGGTTGGAGCATCGTAGCTGCTGACTTTCCCCACTCTAAAGCGAACATATTCGTTATTCATCGCCGTCATCACCTCCATATACGGGGAAATTTTCTTGGACCGCGCCGCTGCCGCCGGTGCCGCCCTTGCGGATGTCGATCTGCGTGGTGTAGCCGCCGCCCTTGGTGTACTTGTGGACGGCCTTCTCGATGAAGTATTTACCGTCGAATTTTCCGAAGCCGGATATGCCGATCATGCTCCCTCCAATCATGGCCATGTTGCCGATCATGGTGATGGATCCTGTGACTTCGTGTTTGTTGGCTTGATAGAGGCGTTTCTTTGCGATCTGCTCGGCCTCGCCGAGGCTCTTTACCCGCTCGTTAACGTTGAGTGTTTGGCCGTTGTGATTCTGGTTTTCTGCAGGAACATAGACGTCGAATGTCGAGTCTTGCACTGAATCATGATATTGGAGCCTGGAGCCTTTGAAAATACCGGCACATTTCGTTCGAAAAGAGTAGGACGCAACACGCTTCGAGGCAACCTGCGAAAATGTGATCGTATCGACAACGCCGCGTTGCTCATACTCCTCTTCGTTGAATACCACCAGCTTCGTGTCTGTTACCTTCAATGCCAGCCCGACACGCTCACACTGTCCCATCAAGAACGAGAGGTCTGCATTCTCCGCCTGGTCCCTCCGGTCCCAAAGCGGATCTTCTTGGGAATCCCAGAAGAATTCGAGCCCCTGTCTTGCGGCGATTTCCGCTGCAACCTTCGAAAGTTTGATATCTTCCCAGCCCTGCGTCCGCTCCTCTTGCCGCGCCGACGATCTGACCGGGACCGAAACGGCTTTTATATCTGCTGTTGTCGGCGGTCCTTTCGACGTGATCTCGTCGATCTGGAAAGTACCGCAGGGGAGCCGTCGCGTTTCGCCGTCTTTAAACCAATTGAGCGTGCGAATCTCGGCGGTCAGCGTCGCGCCCTTGTCGGGAAACCATGGGTCGCGCCACAGGCCCTCTTTGTCCATGAGGGCGACCTGGAGGTCGTCGGACTTGCCATGCGAGTTGTCCGTGTAGGTCATGGAAGTGAGAAACGGGGCGATATCCCGAGAGATATCCACCCCGTCGTAGATCAGCGTGATTTCCGCTCTTCTGGCCAACGGCATCGATCATCACCTCTTCCATGGCGGCATATTCTCAACTCCAGGCAGTGCCACGTCCGGAATTTGGAGCACGACGTTTGCCGGGAAGATAACCGTTTGCAGGTGCTCTTGGTTTGCCGCAAGCAGGGTGCTCATCAGGTACTCTTTGCCGACGTTGGGGTACATTTTGTAGGCGATCATGTCCCACTGGTCGCCCTGGGAGGTCGTATAGTTCCTCATGATCCGAACGCCAGCCTCTCTTCCTGCATGCCGATCTCCATCAGCGCATCCATGACACCGCGCTTGATCCGCTCTTCGATGCCGTTTTCGGCATTGCCCTCAATCATGAAGCTAAAAGTATAGTTGTTCTCGGTTTTTGGGCCGCCCTGCGTTGGGCGACCACCGCCGAAATCGTCAAGCCCCATCATCCTGCCGGCAGCCATCCAGAGCGGGATACCCCGCGACGGGTTGTCGATGGGCAGGATGGCCTCGCGCCCAGCCTCAGCCACCATGCCGATGTGCGGCGTGGAGAAGATACCGCCGAGGGCGTGGCGGCGATACATTGCTCCTGCTTTTGCAACCTGAACCTCTTCCGGCACGGGAATTGTGGGGGCAATGCCGATGAAGTTTTTGAATTTTTGCCAGAGCCCCATGACGCTTTGAATCTTGTCCTCGATGAACTGGAACGCGCCGCCGAAGAAATCTTTAATGAGTTCAACGACGGAATCGACCCCGCCCTTCATCCACTCAAAACGCCCGACAACCCAGCCAGCAACCCTGCTGGCCCCGCTGCTGATACTGTCCCATGCGTTCGAAAAGGTCTCCGTGACGGTGGTGCAAATACCACTCAACAGCGCGGCGGCGGTATTCCACTTTTCAATAGTCCAGCCTGCTACAGCGGCGGCACCAGTTTTGATTCCATTCCACGTATCGGAAAAAAACTGAGCAATGGAGCCGCAGATTTCGGAGAGCCAGAGGTATGCTTTATTCCATACCTCGACGATCCAGTCCCCCGTTTCGGTGAACCATTGCATGATGCGTTTACAGCTGGAATTTACGAAGTTACGAAACCATTCACACTTATGGTATGCAAGCATGAATGCTCCAGCCACAGCTACCAGCGCTAAAACAAATAGAAGAATTGGGTTCGCTGCCGTCACAGCGTTGAAAATCTTTGTTGCAGCGGTAGCCAGTTTGGTATTCTTGATCATTTTGATCAGACTACCATCGGCGAGTACATAGGCAGCTCGCACCTTGTCAGTGGCAGCTTTTACCTCTAAGAACGGTAATTTCGCTGCGATCATCGCGAATTTCCCAGCTTTAATGGCTACATTGAGTGCCCCCAGCGCGCCGACAGATTTGACGATAGTATTTGTAAATGTGGGGTGTTTTTGTGCGAACTCAGAGGCTTTAGATGTAAATTTGGCAAGTCCTTCGACGCAGCTAGTGAACGTTGGCAACAATGCGTTGCCGATGTCGATGGTTAGAGATTCGACGGCGGATGAAAAACGCTTCATCGCTCCTTGTGCGGTATCGTTCATCCGTCTTGCCATTTCTGCTGATGCGCCGTTGAAGGCGTATACTTGTTCGGTGATGGAGGAAAGATCACCACTTTCGGCAGCGTTCATGATGGCGAGCATGCCGCTGGCCGCTTCAGTACCGAATATTTTGGCTAGGTTTGCCATTTTTTCGGCTCGGCCCATCCCCTTCATTCTTTCACTCAATGCCTTCATTAAATTAGGCATCGTCCGCAAATTGCCATTTGAATCCTTTGCTGCTACACCGAGATTTGCGAGTGCTCCCTCAGTTTGCTTCGGTTCCTTGCTCAGGCGTAAAAGAGATGCGCGAAGCGCGGTGCCGGCTTCCGAACCCTTGATGCCCGCATTAGCCATGACGCCGATCATCGCAGCAGTATCCTCAAAAGGGATACCAAGACCTTCAGCAATCGGGGCTACGTATTTCATTGAGTCGCCCAATGATGCGATGCTACTATTTGTTATCGCTGATGTCTTAGCTAAAACATCCGCTACGCGAGTCGATTGATCTGCATCCATATTAAACCCACGCAAAACACTCGACGCGATATCTGCCGCCTGTGCGAGGTCCATTCCTTCGGCGGCTGCCATATTGAGCATGCCGGGCATAGCGGCAAGTATCTGGTCAGTATTGAAACCGGCCCTTGCGAGCATCTCTTGGCTTTGCGCAGCCTGCGTTGCCGTGAACTGCGTATCGCGGCCGAGCAGTCGCGATTGTTCGGTCAACCTGCGCATGTCCTCTTCACTCGCATTGAGCACTGCGCCCGTTTTTGCCATTGCCTGTTGAAAATTGGCCGCCACTTTGATGGGAGCGCCGAGAGCAAGCGCGATACCGGCAGAACCGAGCAACTCGCCCTTCATGTTGCCCCAGGAAAGCTGCTTTCGCGCGTCTTGAACGGCCCCCTGGGATTGTTCCATGCGCGTTTTTGCCGCGGCGTACTTCTCGGACTGCGCGGCAAGGCGGGCTTGCTCTGCGGCGAGATTTTTTGTGTCGACGCCGGCCCCGGTCAGGGTTGTGCGAAGCTCCCCGATCTTTTTATTCTGCTTTTCGAAGGATTGTTCGAGGTTTTTGACGGTGGTGTTGGCGGCCTCGAACTGCTTCTGCATCTCCCTGGTCGGCTGTGCAGTCTTCGACATCTGTTCGGCAGCAGCCTGAGCAGCAGCGCGGGCACTCTCGAGGTTTTTCGAGGTCTGGGCAATGCCGCCCTTGAGGGACTCGAAGCTTTTAATGTTCGCTTGCGATTTCGAAAGCGTGGACATCCTCTTTTGCAATTCGCCCATTGTCGACGCTGCGTTGCTGAAAACGCTCTTATAACCGCCCGCGAGGCGGGCGTTGATATTGAAAGCTACTTCGTAGGTCTTACCCGCCACTCCGTATCACCTCCTCACAAAAAAACCGCCCCGAAGGGCGGCTACGTTATTGTCTGCTTCACAACCTCTGAGACTTTTTCAATGAACCCCGGTGGCAGTGTGGCTCCGTTCTGCTTCGCCAGTGTCGCCAGAGCTCGCGTGTTTTTGGCGAGTGCTTCAAGTTTTCGAGCTTCAGCGTGTCTTTCCCGAATCGCAAGCTTTCGTTCCGGAATAGACGTACGAGAAGGAGCGCTTTGCATTTCGTAATGGCCAGCATGCCGTAGAGATGGCAAAACTTCCATCGTTACCCAACGTTTGAATTTTTTTGCCTCCGGCAATTTGCTTGAAAGAATAAGGCTGTAGAGGCCGGATTCGCTGATTACAGTCATTTTCTGCTTTCCGCTGAGGGTGTCGCAAAACGCGACGCCCTTGTCTTCATCGTCTACATGCTTCTTGATGGCATCTCTATGGTTTTGATAGCCGAGCACATCGCAAACGTCTTTTGCAACCCACCAAAATTGACCATCGATTTCGAGCATTCGCACGGTTTTTGATTCAAACTGAAATTCTCTGTGCGGAAATTTTTTTAACGTGGTGATCTGACGACAAGAAATCGTCGACTCGCTGGTGACCGCAATTTCTGGGCAATCCTTCAATTCATGGGCGCAATGCCTGATGACATCCTTCAACAAGATCTTTTCAGATGCTAAGAATTTGTCATAGTTTTGCTCAATGTACCGCATGACGGCAACGGTTTTAATAAGCTTATCACTTTCCTTGGCTGCAAGATCAAGTAACGACAAAAAAAGACCCCCTTTGCCAATACCCAAGGGAGGCCCATACTGTGCTATAATCGCGTCAGTAGGGGTTTACCCTTGCCTGACCCCGTTTAGCTGACCTTCTGCCAAGACTGACAGCTATTCGGGGTTGTTATTTTCTGGTAGTACATTGCGGACAGAATCTTTGTTTATCCGCCAAAACCTACCAACTCGTTTACCCGTTAATTTCCCATCTCTTAACCATTTTCTAACTGTAAATTCAGCAATACCAAGCATCTGTGCTGCCTCTTCCACAGTATAGAATAATTTTTCTTCCATTACCTCCCTCCCTCCCTTGCTATATATTAAGCAACATATAGCAACATGTCAAGAGGGGGCAAATAATAGATTGCCCCTGACGGTGGGGCAATCTTGTGATACAATACCTTCCAGATCAGATCATCTTCAACCACCTGAGCAGTAACTCAAGTAGTTGGAGGATCACTGAAAGTAGAGGAGCGAGGGTTATCACCCAGGTGAGGGGGTCTCGCTCCTCTTTCTTATCTGGAAGGCGACCTCTGCCATCCGGCATCGCATCACCTCCCCCAGAGGGAAGACCTTCACTCGCCAGCTCCCTGCTACCG